ATGTTTGGCATTAAACTGTTACATTCTGATGATTTTATAAAATCGGCGTCATCGTCTGGTTGTTTTCTTGCCATCATGGACAAACAAACCAACAAAAACCATGTGTACAATCTTAGCACTCAGGTACAAAGATTTGAGCTCATTGACATCGATCAGGTGGCAAATTTGGCAAATTCGGTTCAAAATGGTGCCATCAGTGCCACTGTTGGCACGCTGCTTGTTAGGGCGGGCGTTTTGCCTGCACTGGTTGCCCTGTCTATTGGTGCTGGGCTACCCAATCGTACCAAAGACGCTTATGTTTGTCATATTGAGTTTGACAATGGCAAATCTGCCATTTTACAATTAAGCAAGCACAAATATCAGCAGTTTTTAAAACACATCGCTTAACGACCCAATCACGACCAAAACCCACCCAATGCGGTGGGTTTTTTTTACTTAAAGGATGACAACATGGCACTGGCAATTAACATTGTGCTTGGAGCAAATACGGTTCATTTTAGCCGTAACATCCAAAAAGCCACCCAAAACGCCAAAAAATACTTACAAGGCTTTGCCTTACTTGCCTACATGCAAGCGGCGGATAAAGACAAATCGGTGCAGGATTTTCTCATCATTGACCCAAACCCCATGACGGACGAACAAAAAAGCCTTTACTAAGCGCTTTGTAAATGAGATTAAGCAGTCTCTAAGTCGTGGGCGAACAGACGCTTAGGAAATTTTTACCAAAAGCAGTAAGTTTAATAACGCCTTTTTATATCTCAATCTTGGATTCCAAACCTTTGATCACCTGATCAAGTTTTTCAGATCGCTCATCTTTGTTTAGAATCTTGCCTTCGAATTCAATTTTCAAGTCGGGATTTTGAAGTATGGAGATATCTAGGTTTAGAGCCTCATGCTCCTTGTCTAACGCTGAAGTCATTTCTTGATAGGGTGCTGAATGATAAAAAGACTCGTATTCTGAATCATCTGTCAAATAATCATTGTATGTTATATCGATTAATTTAAGGCGTGATAGATTATCAATCGATGGCGCTATCAGATCCTGATCTGATACTTCAGGATTGCCCAAAAATACATGCTGATAAAGCATATGATAGCTGTTACTTTCTTGCCTGATAATATTCGCAATTGGCGATATATTCTTGGCGCTATCTTGGTTTAAGTATTTTAAATTTTTAGCATCTAACGGGCTGAGTGATTTGATAATCTCTACAAACGCATGATGCATCTGCCCATCTTTTCTCTCATCCATGGCTGACACAATCAAATTGGCAAACATTTCGCGAATGTTCTCTTCGTTCATATGAAATCGGCTGGCTTCCAACGCTGGGCCGATAATTGCCACATTGGGGTCTTTGAGTGCATTTGCTGGTATTTTTTCAATACCGGTCTGAATGTTGTTCTGCATGGCTTGTATATTCATTGCTTGTTGAGCCTTAATGCTTTCAACTTTATAATGCCACTTGTGACCATATACCACAAACCAAATATCTTGCAAGGTTTGCAAAGGTCCATTTAGCAAACCAACTGATGCAGCGCCACTCACAGCACCTGTGATAGCTGGTATTAAATGAAAGGTTTCTGCTGTCACGGCTATTACTCCTAAATTTTCTTCAATATGCGTTTGGTGATCTTAAATTCATTACCACCGCTCAAGACGGCTGACACTCCACACCCAGCCAATCACTTCAAACTCACCATCGCTGATCTGCTGCTTGGTGGCGACCTGCTCAGGGAACTCATCAGAATTATCGCTGACGATACGCACGCCACCATCAGGCAGTCGATACAGGCGCTTACATAAGCACAGCTCCCCAAAGCGAATTGCAAAAATCCGCCCATCTTTGATCTCTTTTCGTCCTTTATCGATATAGATGGTGTCGCCATCTTGTACATAGGGCATCATGCTGTCATCACGGGCAGTGACCGCAAAGGCATTTTCAGGCATTACCCCAAGATTGCTCAGTGTACGCTTACCCATGCGTAATTTGCGGGTTTCATGCGTCACATCACCATTGACCGCACCATGCCCACAGGCGAAGGCAATGTCTTTATAAAAAGGGATCTCAGCTTCATCGTCATCCAATGGGGCGCCATTGTCCCATTCGGTGATAGGGGCGAGTTTATCATTATTTTTTGTCATCTCACCTTCGCCGTAATCAAGCCAAGTTATAGGTACACCAAGACATTGCGTAAGCAGTTTCATTTTGTCGTTTCTTGGCTTGGCTTGACCTTTGGAATAACGGCGTATCATTTTAGGAAATTGATCAGCCTTGGCTCGCTCACTTGGCATCACGCCTTGGGCATTGAGTAAATGGGATAAAAACAATCCGCCAAGGGGTAGATGCTTAGCTATTGAGCAAGCGACAGGCGGTAAGGTAAAAGCGGAAGACTTGCGTCCTGATATTAATTGGGAATATGTCAGAGAACAACAAAAAAAACCCCTAGTTATCGCTAGGGGCGGTATCCATTTTCGGATTAACTTAAGGAAAGTTAAATGAACGAATTTATTATACCAAACTCTAATTCTGTGAGCAATGATTTTAATTATTCAAGAACAGATTTAGACGCCCAAGAGCAACAAATCGCTGAATTTATCAAAAAAGGTGGCAAAGTCATCAATCTTGACAATTCCGAACAGCCAAAGAAAAAATCAGCAAAAAAGCGTGATTTTAACAACCAAAGGATAAATAGCAAAATGCACCTTGTTTTGTGCTATCTAAAAAGGTCAGGTAAGCGTATGACTGGCTTACAAATTCAAGAAAAATTCGGCATATCGGCAACAACTTTAGGTAGTCAAACAAGGCTACTGAACGCACAAGCAAGCAAACAGTACAATCAAAACAGCAACCCAAGCAGAAAATGAAACATCAGCACAGCACAGCCAAGCATCTTTATGTGTTGCCAATATTAACGAAGGCTTTTTATCACTATTAAACTGGTGCAATAGATACACAGGGGCAAAGCATCCACCGAAATTTGTTATTAGACAGCAATTTAGCCAACATGCGGTTGATATTGGCTTATTAACACAGCTATCAGGTTTAATTGACGCAGGCAAGCTGCCTAAATCTGTACTGTATGATAAAGCCCGTGAGTTTAATTTAATCAGTGGCGAGCTTAGCAATGATGAAATAGATGGTTTAATTGAACAACCGAGCATGACTTATGAAGCATTTAATCAATTTAGAAAGGCTCAAGGTTCATCTGTCAAATAAGTTTAAAACCACACTTAATGAAATTGATGAGTTTTTACAATTGGTGGTATTTCGTCATGAAATTAGTGAGCTTAACTATAAAGAATTTGAGTTATTAATTGGCGAGAGTAAGCAGAAGCTCTTGGGCTTTTTGGCAGGTTACGCCTTGGAGTTAACCCAAGATTGGCAAGAGCTATACGATTACAGCTATACGCTTGAAACCAAAATGATTGATGATGATAAGCCAGATACGCTAAACATGAATGAGCCACAATTTGACGCAGACAGCCCCATCAAGCTATCTGCTCAGGTTGGTGTAACGCTTAATCAGATTTTGGCTAAGTTTGGTGATGAACAAAGCACAAAGATAAGTAATGCCATCAGCTATGCTTATGCCAATGGCTTACCAAACCAAGAGCTTGTTAGGATTATCCGAGGTACACGCAAAAACCGCTACCAAGATGGGATTTTACAAATCACAACACGCCATGCCAAGACCATTGCCCACACAGGCACAGCCATTGTTGCAAGCCAAGCCAAACAGCAATTTATTCATGATAACAAAGACATCATCAAAGGCATTAAAGTCATTGCAACCTTAGATTTACGAACAAGTGGTATTTGTAGGCATTTGGACGGTGAGATAATGCCGATTGATAAGGCAGTTTATCCGCCCTATCATTACAATTGCCGTACAAGTTTTGAGATTGTCTATGATGGCTATCAAACGCCCAAATAGCGAGCGAGCATGGATGGGGTGGTTAAAAATCAAACTTATTATGAATGGCTAAAAAATCAGCCTGCCCAATATCAAGATGAAGTGTTGGGTAAAACCCGAGCGAAGTTATTTCGTGATGGTGGCATGACAGTAGAGCGGTTTAGGGCGTTACAGCTTGATAAGAACTTTACACCGCTAACCCTAGATGAGATTAAGGCCCAATTATAGGGCTTTTTTGTTGCCCAAGGTTGGAAAACCAAGGGTGTTTTGTGCTGGATAGCACGCAAATGGAGACAAACATGCAATTAAAAACTGATGAAAACGGCTATGCGATTGTACAAGATGGTAAGCCTATTTATGTACATGATGATGGACAAGAAATTGCCTTTGATGCACAAGCAACAATGGCAAAGATAAGCCAGCTTAACTCGGAAGCTAAAAACCATCGTGAAGAAAAGCAAAAGGCACAATCCTTATTGAAATCTTTTGATGGTTTGGACGCTGATGAAGCAAGACGAGCATTAGAGCTGGTGAAAAATCTTGATGATAAAAGGTTAATTGACGCAGGCGAAGTTGAAAAGGTAAAAGCGGAAGCTAGAAAAGCCTTAGATGAACAGCTTGCCCAAAAAGACGCCCAAATCAAAAAGATTAATGATGACTACCGAAGTGCGGTTATTGGCGGTGAGTTTGCTCGTTCAAGTTTTATCAAGGATAAGACCTTGCTACCGCCTGATATTGCCCAAAATGCGTTTGGGCGACATTTTGATATGGTAGATGGTAAAGTGGTTGGTTACTTAAATGGCGAACCAATTTACTCACGCACCAACATGGGTGAGCTTGCTAATTTTGATGAAGCTTTTGAGACCATTATTAACCATTATCCAAGTAAAAGCGATATTTTGCGTGGTTCAGGGGCAAGTGGTGCAGGTGTTAAACAGCCGTTGGCACAGGCAGGCACGACAAACTTAAAGCGTAGCCAAATGTCACTTGAGCAAAAGTCCGCTTTCATCAAAGAACATGGGCAAACAGCCTATTTAAATTTAGGAGCTTAATTTATGGCGATAACAACCAATAACGATGTACTTATTTACAATGAGCTTGCTCAAACCGCTTATCTTGAACGCTTACAAGAGAATTTGGCGGTATTTAACAAAGCGTCCAATAACGCTATTTTGTTAAGTGATGAGAACCTACAAGGTGATTTCACCAAAGAGTCTTTTTATAAGATTGCAGGCGAGATTGAACACCGAGATGTTAACAGCACTAGCGTTGTACAAGCCAAAAAGATTGCCATGGCGGAGCGAGTGGGCGTCAAAGTACCTTTTAAGTTTGGGCCTTATGAAACCACCGAAGAAGCGTTTAAACGCCGTGCACGCAGTGTAGATGAGTTTTCTTTACTGCTCGGGCAAAACTATGCCGATGCTTTAATGGCAGGTTATTGGAAATATGCCACCACAGCACTACAAGGGGCGGTAGGCTCAAATTCATCCATGTTGGTAACGGCTAAGTTGTCAGAGCATGGGCGAAAAGTCATTACCCAAGGTATGAGAAAGTTTGGTGATAAGTTTTCTAACCTATCCTTGCTTGTGATGGACGCAGCGAGCTACTTTGATATTGTAGATGGGGCAATTACCGATAAACTGTATCAAGAAGCCAGTACCGTGGTTTATGGCGGTGCACCTGGTACGATGGGTATTCCTGTTTTGGTAACCGACCAAGCTAAAAAAGATACTATTTTGGCTTACAACAAGGGGCAATTCGTATCAGAAATAGCCAATTACCTGCTTTTAGAGTGTATCAAGACAATACCAAAGAAAACCTAGTGATTGGCGTACGAGCTGAAGGAGCGTTTAACCTTAATGTCTTGGGATACAGCTATAAAGATACGGCAGGGGCTAATCCGAACTTGGCAACCTTGGGGGCAACAGCCAATTGGGAAAAATACGCAACGAGCGACAAAAACACGGCAGGCGTGATTTTAAACATTGCGGAGGGTTGATATGTTAGTTTATAGCAAGCAGGGTAAAAAAGTCTTGGGGGTTGATGGTGAATACCGAAACCCTGAATACTTTGAAAAAACAGAGCAAACAGATGCTGTTACGGCTATTGGCGATTATCCGCACATTGAGCTGGCTTACCAAGCAATTGGCGTAAATGTCATTCGCTTGGGTGTTGATGACACGCCTGCCGTTAATGATGATGGTGAACAAACCAAAGCTAAATCACGCAGAACGCCAAAGGCGGTAGTATGAAACAAGACCCCATCTGTTTTAGGTGGGGTTTTTAGGATGAAACAATGATAACACTTGATGATTTAACAGACATTGATAAGGCTGATGAACAAACCGTGGTTATTGTCAATGCGTGGCTAAATAAGCATAAAATTAGGGCATTTGATAAGACCCCTGACCCCATCAGACAAGCAGGCAGATACATTGCCAAAGCATGGCTTGACGGTGATTTATTTGTCGCACGAACAGAAGGCGTAGTGACGAGCAAATCATCTAAAGCAGGTGATGTGTCTGTCTCAAAAACTTATGCAGATGGTGAGCAAGGGCAGGCGATGAGCCAAAATGAGCAAATCGCTTTAGCACTCATTGAGCCGTATTTACAACAGCCTTTGGGAATGTTTGGCTTGCCTTTGGTTAGGGTGTGAAATGGGGTTAAAAGCTGAAATTAGTACTGAAATTGCCCAAGCCTTTGATGGCGACTTAAAAGATGCTGTCAAAGACTTCACAGCTAAGCGTATCATCTTATCTGATGATGATTGGGCGGTTAATGATACCCAAGTACTATCTACCATCAATTACAGCGGTAGGGGCGTTTTTACAGGCTTTTACGCCCATGAGATTGATAACAAGACCATCATGCAACAAGATACCAAGCTAATTTGTTTGCAAAGTGAGCTGACAGACAGACCGCAGATGAATGACAGTATCAATCAGATGAAAGTGATGAATATCAGCCAAGACCCAGCAGGTATCTGTTATTTCATACAGCTTAGGGGGACAAATGGGGATTAAGTGGCATAAAAAAATCACGGTTGAACCCATTGCTGATAAGATTGACGCCACTTATCGCAAATTTGCCATTGACTGCTATAACAATGTCATCGCCCTAAGTCCTGTGCGTAAAGGGCGTTACAAAAATGCCCATCATATCAGCATTGGCAGTCCTAGCTATGCCGAGACAGGCGGTGGCATTGAACTTGTCTTAGGCATTCCAAAACACACCTACCCCATCATCTACATTCAAAACAACCTGCCCTATGCGTTGCGACTTGAACACGGCTGGTCACAACAAGCCCCAACAGGGGTGTACGGTAATGCCTTTAACAGTGCCATCGCCAATTTGGGTTAATCAAGCTGTCTTTGATATGCACGCACAGCGTCCATGATGAGCTGATTTTGGGGAATGTTTAAGCGTTTGGATAAGGATTTGATGAGTTCTATGTCATCAAGTTTTAGGGTGAATGCTTTGTTTTTTACCCCACGGCGTGCGTTGCTCTCTTTTTGAATTTGGGTTTGGGTTTTAGGGGTGCTTGTGATTTTTGGCATGGTACTTGACCTTTTTTAAAAAATGTCTTATGATAATGGGTAAGGAGTGGCTAGGCGTTTCCACCTAACCTGCCTTGGCGACTGCCATCGCTTTAGGCTTTATCTGTTAGTAAGCTGGATAGCTTAGCAGTAACAGAACGATGATGATAAACACCTTAGCAAGAGTTTTCATCGTTTACTCCTTGTTTTTGGCGTAAGCGTTGGTTTACGCCTTACCAATCAAGCAGACCTTGCTTGATGTGTTGTATTATAGCCTAGCTTATTTAAAAAGTCAAATAATTATTACGGTTTTGTATGAAATTGTTATGATTATTTGGCTTTTTTATCCCATTTTAAAAAAGGAGTTGTTATGATAAAAGCTCCATACAACCCAATCGATGTCGCCAACTATATTGTGGCTGAAGCTGTTAAGAGAAAAAAGCCCGTTACTCACTTAAAACTACAAAAACTGTTGTATTATGTGGTGGTGAAGTATTTGCAAACCCACAATAAACCATTAATTGCTGAAAATGTGGTTAAATGGCAATATGGTCCTGTGGTTAAAAGTGTCTATCATCAGTTTAAAATACTCGGCTCGCTTGAGATTACAGAGCTTTGTGAATATATAGAATCAAAAGATGATAAGAAGCTTTTTTCTGTAAAATGGGCGAATGTTGATGCAAATGTGAAAACATTAGAAAACGACCCTGAGTTTGCAAAAGTTGCTAATACTGTAATTGATGATTTGCTAAGCGTGTCTGCTTTTGGACTTGTGGATATAACACACGCTGAAGCCGCTTGGCGTAATTTCGAGCCTGAAATTTTACAGGGGTTTGAACCTTATTACTCTGAAGATGAATTAAAGGCTGCAACTTATGGCTAATAATGAGTCAATTGCTGAACAAAAAGCCAACTAAAATCGGTTTTTTATATTTAAAATGAACCGCCCATCATCAGATAGGCGGTTTTTTTAGGGTAGTTTTATCAAACAGGACAACCATGACACTCACCAAACACACCAAACGCTTAATCCACGCCCACGCCAAAATCTGCTATCCTACTGAATGCTGTGGGCTTATCATAGATGGGCAGTATTACCCCTGTGATAATGCTGCCCCAAATCCTGCCGAGCATTTTGAGATAGACCACCTTGACATGCTTGAAATGCAGGAATATCACGGCGAAATACAAGCCATCGTTCATAGCCACCCTGACGGCAATGCTGAGCCGTCCGAAGTGGATAGGGTGCAGATGGGCATACATGGGATAGATTGGGTGATTTGTGCTTTTGGTTACCATGCTGATGGCAAAGAGTACTTTGATGTCAAATGCCATAAACCCAAAGCGTATCAAGCCCCATTATTAGGGCGTGAGTATCATCATGGCGTGCAAGACTGTTATAGCTTGGTGCGTGATTATTATCACCGTGAACTTGATATTCACCTGCCTGATTTTCACCGAACTGATGGTTGGTGGGAAAAAGAACACCACTTACCCTTATATGAAAATAACTTCACCAAAGCAGGTTTTATCAAGATGCAAGATGAAACCGACTTACAAAAGCACGATGTCATCTTGTGCCGTGTTGGGCGTACCCATCATGTCAATCATGCTTTGATTTATGTGGGTGATGGCAAGTTAAAAAGCGAAACCACGCCTGATTGTGTGGGTAATGCCCTAATTTTGCACCACCCCCATGGCAGTCTTAGCGTGCGTGAGATTTATGGGGACAATTGGCAAAGACGCACGGCGATGGTGGTGCGTCATCAAGCATCAAACCAAACCAACTTGTAACTGCTTACCCAATTTGGCAAAAGCATTGGCAAGGGTGTCAATTTTGGTGGTGTGCGATAAATCCACAAGGCGGGTTAGACTTTGTGGCACAATGCCCATTCTTTTGGCAAGCTCAGCTTGGCTGACATTTTGGGCAATCATTTCGTTAAGCAGTAACACCTTTACCCATACAGACGGTGGCAA